AGAATCTCGCGCAGGTCAGGCACGAAGATGTGGAACGGCGTGACGTTGCGGTAGACGATGTCGCCCGGCTGTCCGCTGTAGCGGTCGAACGTGGTGGGGTCCCACCACGTCTTCATGAAGCCCGACCCAGCGAGGATCATCCAGTAGAGGGACTTGCTGTACTCGCGGCGAAGACGGCGGCGTGAGGCGTATGACTCCCACACCTGCTCGGCGGCTTTCGCCGACCGGCCATCTTCGTCCTCGCCAGTGGCAGGTACAGCCTCCACGGTGGGGAGCGTCGAGAGAAACTTCGACTGCTCACTCCGGACGAAGGACCGGAGCCGGTTGATGGTGCGCTGATCGCGCTTGTAGTACTTCGGGGCAACCTGGGGGACCAGTTTCCCGGCGACGGAGTCGGGGAGCGCCTTGCCGATGGTGTCCAGCCACTGGTGGCCGTAGACCATCGACAGGTTGATGTACCACTGGCGCTGTTTCGGTGCCTTCGCGCTCTTGCACCGGGTGAACTCGTCCAGCGCCCACTTCACCAGGGCGCGGCCCTCGTCGGTCTTCCGGAACGCAACCACGTCGATCTGCGTATCCAGAACGACCGGGTTGGAGCCCTGGCTGGTGTCAGGGGACAGAGAGGCCGGGGAAGAGGTCTCCAAGAGCGGCTCGTTCTTCGGCATTCAGATCCCCCTCAACAGACCCTCGCTCGCCGTCGCGGTCGTGAATGCGCTCAGTTTCGGCCTCTACCGAGGGATTGAAGTCATCGTACTGCTGGGTGTAGCCCATCGCCTGTACTGCTTGAAACGCCAGTGGGTCCTTCGTCGACAGCAGGGTGAACGCCTTGTCGAGGAGTTTCACCTGCGCCAGAGAGACCTCCCGGTCGACCTCAGACCGTCGCGTGCTCGCTCTCAGGAACATCCACGTCGCGAATGAGAGGAAGCCAACGATCAAGCACACCGACAACGCGAGCAAGATCCACGCCCAACTCTGCACGGATTCCATCCACCACTCCCCTGCGATATGCCTCGTCCAACGCGGTGTTCGAGGGTGTGTCCAGAATGCCTGCGACATCGGCCATGTGCCTGAGCGTGTCCAGGCTGATGTAGATGCGGTCCTTGCCACGCCCGGACACCGCTGGCGCGTCGCGCCCGGTGTCGATGAAAGGGCCGACGCTGGAGCGGGTCAGGTAGTCCACCGCAGGCTGGAGCGTCGGGGCGTTCGTCAGGTGGAAGTTGCTCATCGGTAGTACTCCATCTCGTGGTCGTCGACCGGCTGAGTATCCCACATGCGGTCGACAGTCTGCGTCGAGTTCAGTTCCATGATCTGCTCGAACGTGAGGTGGATCGGGGTGCCGTCGTCGTTGCCCATCTGCACCTCGGGGGCGAGGTCGGGCATCAGGCTGGCGAGGTAGCGCTTCGAGTCGAAGGCGTGGTCGTCCTTCTTGTGCACGACCTCCTGCTTGTTCATCTCGTACTGCTTCTTCTGGGACTCGTACTCGGCCCAGCGCAGTTTCTTCAGTTCCCGGATCAGGTTCGTGCAGTTCGGCGACACCACCCAGCGCGGACGCTGGGGACCCCACGGGCCGTCGTCGGTGACGCGGTAGTACTGCTGGAGTTTCTCGATGCCGACCATCGGGTCCTTGGGGACCTCGGTGCCGATGTAGATTTCGTGCGCCGCGTACATCGCGATGGCCGACGTGCCGGTGTTCATCTGCTTCTGGTTGCCTGCCGGGTCACCGATCCGGATGTCTGGGATGCGCCGCCAGGACCGCTCGCGCTCGCGGACGATGGCGGCGTGCTCGTCGGTGGTCATCTGGCTGGCGTAGTGCTCGGCGAAGGTGATGATCCGGCCATCGGGAGCGGCGGCGTGCCAGAGCCAGGCGGTCGGGTTCGCCCAGCCGAAGTCGACCGAGGAGTACCAGGTCCACTCGCGCGGCGGTTGGAAGTGCTCGGCCAGGACGTGCATGGTCTTCGACCAGTTCGGGAACACCAGCCCGGAGCGCGCGACGAACGCGCCCTCCTCGCGGATGGCCCGCTCCTCCGCGTTCATGCCGACGTAGTACGGCCCGCGCTCTGCCTTGCTAGTCAGCAGGTACGGGTTGTCGTCCTGGGTCAACTGGTGCGCCGAGACGTAGTCGATCTGGTTCTCGATGGCCGGTTCCCAGAGCAGGTCGAAGGTCCAGGTCATGCCGTTGACCGGCGTGGCCGCGATCACCCAGAACCCCTTGTAGTCGAGGAGTCGCATCAGGTTCTCGTTGAACACGTCCTGCGGGGGCTCCTCGTCGAAGAACACCGCGTGCAGGGGAACACCACCGTGCTTGTCCAGGGTCATCTGCCAAGTCAGGAACTGGATGGTGGAGCCGTTCGAGAACGTGAAGACCAAGGTGCGGGCGTCCCAACTTCGCTCGAACGACCCGTCGATCAGCATGGAGGTCGCGCACCAGCGCCGCAGTTTCGGGAGGATGATGCCCTCGACACCCTTCACCACGTCGACCACGACGAAGCGCAGTTGCAGGGGGCCGTGCCCCCACTCTGCCGGGCGCGGACGGAACGGGTGCATGCCCATCGCGGTCCAGATCGCGTCGCACACCTCGGCGTCGGTCTTGCCCGCTCGGTTGGCCCCAGCCAGGTAGCGCCCGGTGCACGGCGACTCGTGGAAGATGATCTGCTTCGGATACGGCCTGTACCCGAGGATGTTCTTCCGGTTGACGGAGGACGCGAGTTCTTCCCGCGCCAGCCCGAACAGGTCGGTGAGGCCGAGGGCTTCCTTCGCCGGGGTCATGGCGAGGACGAGTCGGTGGCTCCGAAGGCGACCAGCAGGGCGTTCACCGACAGACGCCAGGCGTCCGTGGCGCGGGAGCCGCTGATCGTGTAGCCGCGCATCAGAGAACCGACGTGACCGTGGTCGCCTGCCGCCGCCTGGTACTTGCCCGAGCCGAGGGTGTGGTGGATCGCCTCATCGCGGCTGTCGGTGTCCGCGAAGGTGTGGAAGTCCGACACCTGCTCGGCGGTGGGCTTGTCGCCGAGTTTGGAGAGGTCGACGCCCTTCTTCTCGTCAGCCATCAGATGTAGGCGTAGACCCGGAACGTGCTCGCGCCACCGAACGTGCCGGTGCTGAGGTACACCGTGAAGCCGTCGAAGACGGTGGCGTCCACGTTGCGGAGCCAGCCGCCGAGGTTTCCGGCGACCGTGGCGGGGCCGGTGGTGCGGTAGCCCTGGAACTCGCTGAGGCAGAATTTCTTCAGGCCGTTCGCGGCGGGGTTGTGGAACTCGATGGTCCCGACAGCCTCCGTGACGGTGCTCACCGCGAGCGGGAAACTGGTCGCGGCGTTGTTGGACGCGGCGACCGGCGTGTTCGAGTCGTCCGTGAAGCGGTTCGTGATGCCGTAGTTCGCGCCGCTGTGGTCTGCGCCTGCCGCGCGCAGGCGGGTGTTGAAGGTCGCGGCGGCGGTGGTGCCGAAGAAATACACGATCCGGTAGCGCGAGTACGCCGACGTGAAGATGTTGTTGATCGAGAAGGTGACGAACGTGCCGGGCACCACCGAGTAGCCGTCCGCGTGCATGGTGGCGTTCACCAGGTTCGCGAGCACCGGCTTCAGCAAGACCATGCCGTTCGAGTTGACCACCCAGGAGGCACCGTCGTAGCGCCAGCGGATCTTGCCGCCATCGGATTCCTGGTACTCGTCGCCGAGTTTCATCCCGGTGATCGCGGAGATGGCGGCGGCGGGTCCGTAGAACTGCTGGTTGCGGCTGGTCTGCACACCGACCGTGCCCGCATACGTGTCGATCTTCTGGAAGTTCTGGTTGATCGGGTCGACATCGGCGACCTCGTCGGGGACCCACGTTCCGGTCGACCCACCGCCTGGCAGATACAGCCCGAGATTCGGCGTAGAACCGGCCATTACTCCCCCTTGCTCACTGTGCTCAGGATACTCAGGGTCGCCATCTTTCGTTCGACACCCGCGAGGATCTTCCGTTGGGTGTCCTCGTCGGCGTGCTCCATGATGAGTTCCATGATGGTGACCACCACCTGGCGCGCGTTCTGCGCCTCGATGGCGGCGGGGTCGTAGCGCCCGGTCATCTTCAGGCCGAACTCGATGGCGCGCTGGTCGCCGTCCTCGATGTTGCCGACCAGCCGGTTCAGCGCGGTGGGCACCACGTCGTTCACGTTCTGCTCGGCGCGCTCGTGGTACAACTTCGAGAACAGCGGCTGTCGCATCCAGGCCCGGAACTGCGCCTGCGGCACGCCGATGTCGGCGAGGCGACGCGAGGTGGAGCGCTTGTCGGTGAAGTCCGACAGCAAGGTGAGCGCGAACGCCTGCTGTTCGGTGAGGCCGTCCTCGCGGTTGATCTGGATGCCGCGCTTCTCCAGCGCGTGCTGGAACTCCGGTGTCGCCATCGCCCGGCTGTAGGTGGGAAGCGGCACCTTCGGGAAGTACCCCTGCGCCTGCTTCGGTGTGGGGTAGTAGCCCATTGAGTGGTAGGCCACCTCGACAGCAGACAGGACGTGCCGGAAGGTCTCGGGTGAAAACCCCTTCGGCACGCCCTGCATCTGCACCCGGCCATCCGTGTTCCGGATGACCAGATTCCTCCCCTGAATCTCGAAGGTTACTTCTTCAGGCTCTGCCTGCTCAACTTCCTCTGTCGGATCAGTTCCCGGTTCCTCTTCTCCACCGAAATGAACCATTGGAGCAAGGACAGCACGACGCCCGCCGCGATCAGAAGCACCCACAGCACGTCTCCCCACTCAGCGAAGTACGGGTCAGGCATTCCAGAACCTCTGCTGAGCCTGGTCCAGGTCGTCGACCCCGTCCCAGCCAGTATCCTCCAGCGCCTCGCGCAAGGATGAAGGCATGTTCGGCTTGGTCAGGTAGCGGTTCACCACCAGGTCCCGCACCCGCAGGGTCTGCGAGGCTTTCGCGACCGACCCGAAGTGCGACACGACCCGGCTCCAGGGGGAGAGGTAGTCCGGTGTCGCCGGGAGGGCGGGGATGACGACACCTGCCCGCGCCTCCCGACGCCACGCTTCCCATGCAGTCGGAAGATCCCCTGATCCGAATTCGTTCCGCATGAGGTCATCGACATCCAGGCCGTGAGAAGCGGCCTCGATGTCGAACGCAGAGAGCAGGCTCGCCCCCAGCGAGTCCTTGCGCCCCTGCGCGGCCAACAGTAGATGATTCGCGCCGAAGCCGTACTTCAGCGTCATGTCGAGTCGGGTCAGCCCGAACCGCCTGATGAGGAGGTCGACCGGGTTCTCAGCGAGTGTCGTCTTCATGCTGTGTCTCCACGATCTGGTCATTGATCCCGAGGGCGAGCCGCGACAGGTACATCGCGTCGGTGATGGACGACTCTTTCGCGTACACCATCAGAGCCCGCACAACTACCCCTGCCTGCTCCAAGGTCAGGGATAGTTGCACTAAGGGGATAGTAGCAGATTCTGGGGTAGTTCCCTCATCGCGTTCCCGGAACAAAATGCCCGCGTTCTGCATCGCGTTGACTGCGTCGTCGGCCTGCTGACCAGAGATGCCCGCCGCGTTCAAGGCGACATGCACCTTGAACATGGTGTCTTCGTCGTAGCGAATGCGCTCACTCATCGGTGCGTGACATCGCGGTAGAACGCGGCGATGGCCCCGTCCGTCGCGGAGGTGAACTGCTGGCCGGTCAGATCGAACAGCACCCACTCGCCGACCTCGACCTTCTCGGTCCCGGACACCCCCATGATGTAGAGCGAATCCTGCGACAGCACCGCCTTGCCCTCAGGCGTGCGGTCCTGCACCCAGGTCAGGATGTCCCTGCGCTCGTTGTCGCTCCCGGTGAACCGCACCGCTTCCAGCGGCCTCGGCACCAGTTCGATCCTGCGAATGTCCATCTTGACTCCGTCACTTCCTGTCTGGGGGTAATCATAGAACAGGGAGCCCCGCGAAACGGCGGGACTCCCTGCGTCGATCTGTGTCAGCCGATCCGGATGGTGATGCCCCGCGACAGCAGGTAGGCCAGCAGGCTCGGTGCCTCGCGCGTCTCCTGGGTGGGGACCTCTTCCTCGGTCTCGCTCGGCTCCGGTGCCTTGTCGATCCAAGGCTCCTCAGCCTCGGGCTTCTGCTGGTTTTGGAGGTCCAGGATGAGCGGGCCGTACTCCGCCCGGACCACATCCAGGATGTAGCCGCGAAGCGTGTCGAAGTTGGCAGGGGTCAGGTTCTCGACGATGTCGTCGAACTGTGCGTTTCTCATACCCCCACACTACCCCCTCGCTGGGGATAGCGCAAGGGGGTAGTGTGATCGGCTCACTTCTTGCGCGCGAACTCCTTCTTCTGCGCGGTCGCCGCCTTCTCCAGCGCCGACACCAGATCCTGGAACTCATCCGCATCCTCCGCGAGGATCGTGATGGGCTCCTCGCCCACATACCCCCGCACCGCCACCTTCAGCACCGCGCGCCCTGCCGCGTTCACGATGGTCGCCTGAAGATTCGGCGTGGATGCCGACAGGGGAGCCGGGGTTCCGGTCTCCTGATCGACCAGGTCCACATCAGTCAGGCTCCCGAGCACCTTGTTCTTCGTCTTGCGCGCGGGCACCGTCCCGGCGACAGCCGCATCCGCTCGGGCCTGCTCCGCCTCCGCGTTGCGCTTCGCGACCTCTTCGGGCGTGGGGTCCTTCGTCGCGTCGGTGGAGTGATCGTGTGTTGCGGTGGTCATGATGTGCCTTTCGGTAGGGGGTAGTGCCGTGCATTCGTCTGATGTTACTGCGGGGTCATGACGCTCGACGATGGGGTTGACAGGGGGTAGTCGGGCATGAGTTCGATTCGGACCCGCAATGCCCCCATCAGT